TTGCATCAATATCACCGTTGGCACTCAGCTGTAGGTTGGTCACCCCGCCGCTACCCTTCATATGCAGATTGGCACCTTGGATATTGAGCTGACCCGTTATGGTGTCGCCAGACTTGTCTACCTTCGTATCAATCAGGCCTGTATCAGCCTGTACCTCTTCTATGGCGTCCCACAGATACCAGTTGACGTCCTGCTGGGTGTTCAGGTCATTAACCTCTTCGCCCTCCCGGGTTGGTAGCGGCACCGTCATCACGGTAGCGGTGGTCGCGCCTGCTGCCGAGGACATCACCCACTCCCCTGCTGCGCCTAACTGGGAGTTCCAGTAGTACACCCCCCTGCCCGCACCAGGGTTCCATCGGTCGCCGTCCGCAAACACGGTCAGGCCGTCAAATTTTCTTCCCGGCTCAGCGTAGGTCGGCTCAAATACAAACTGGTTGCGGATCCGGGCAAACGAGTCGGCAATGACCCTAAAATACTCAACCATCCAACCCGGCTCGGCTTCATGAATGGTCGGGGTGAACGTCTGGTGCTGGTCGAGATAATCAGCCATCAGCGTTTACCTCGCGGCATACTGACCTCAAGATCCATGCCGCTAATGCTGAACAGCGCAGGGTCAGCGGGGTCCAGGGGTTCTATCCGATACGCCAGATAGCGCCCGGCGGCGCGGATGTCCACCGCGTAGCTGTCGGGGTTATCCAGGTCATAGGTCACGGGGGTTTTCCATGTGATAGACCCGTCGACGGTCGCATGAGTGCCCAGGGTAAACTTCACCTGCCCGGCGCCCGACATCTGCGGCAGGATCCGGTTGAGATAGATGATCTTGTTGATCCCCAGGCCTGCCTCGTCCAGGTCTATAGCGCGGTGCTCGATCAGCGCGTCGCGTCGGAACAGGGTCACCGGCGCGATACCACCAGAATAGTCCATGTTCCAGACAGTATTCTCGAGTGTTGACACCCCCAGCAGTGTGGTGGTCTCATCCTGGCCGGTCAGCGCCGGGTAGCGGGTGTCGGTAAAGCTCGTATAGGTCTCGGTGGTCCAGTCGTCGTAGGTGACCGCGTCACCCACAGGACGGGGGCCTGCGGCTATGTGGCTCAGCACCCCGTTACCGTTTAGCTCTGCTTTGACCTCGGTCCACGCGTACTCGTGGGCAGCATTGGCGATAAAGAACACGTTGGCCGCGCCCGCCACGTTGGTCCGGCACATAAACACAATCTCGTTTCGTTTCGGATACCACACCCCGACAGGCGGAAATGTCAGGTCCACCGTGCTATAGAGGTAGTCAGTCATCCGCAAGTCGGTCAGGGACCGCTTACTGGAGCCATCATGTATGTAAACATCCCGGTGGCCAAACACCACACCACCGTCCTGGGTGGTGACATGCGCGTGGGCGCTGACGCACCCATCTGAACGTGAACTGCCCCCCAACGAAGTCGGCTCGCCAGGTGCGCCGGTCAAAAAATACCATCAGCGAGTCGCGGAACGGCTGCAGCGCGGTCAGCGCTCGCCCAGGCTCTGCCAGCAGCGTCTCTCCCGCCAGCAGCGTCGGGTCGGTGAAGTCCCACTGCGTTGTCTCGTCACCGTCTGCGAAGGGGTGCGACCACTTGACCATCCGGTCCTCTTCATCTGTCCCGCCGACCTTGCTGAGTCCGACGGCAAACAGGAAATTTTTATACACCTCGATGACCTTGGCCTTGTAGTCAGTCGGCCAGCCCCCCAGTATCTCCATCGGGGTTAGGGTGCGACTAGTCCAATGCGGGTTGTCTATCCCGTTAGTCAGGATAAGCCACTCGCCAAGTTGTACCGCGTACCAGTCCTGAGCCGTTGGATCCAATGGGACGGCGGGGGAAATATCAGTGCGGGCGCCTGACGGCGTGACAAACTCTACCTTGATCGCCGGCGGGGCAGTGACCCTGGATACGACCACCCAGCCATCACCAGAGGCGCGCCAGAACGGATGACAGAACAGGTACTCCTGACCCGCGACCGGGGCAAGAAACACGTTAGCATCTGAGAACGAGCGTAGCGCCTGGTTTTCTATCCGGCACGACCGGGCAGAGCGAACCCCGCTCGCGGGTATGTCGGCGTTGCTAATATCTTTGATCTGACCTGCCAGGCCGATCTGTCTGAGGGGCACCGTATTATTCATTTGAAGGCTATCCACATTAAGCGCACGACCTTGGGGGTGGCAGAGGTCTCGGTATTGGTAAGTGTGAACCCGTCCACATCTAACGACTTAACATTGCCGCGGTTGTGGACCAGTGTCTCTTTAGCACCCCCCTCCAGGACAACGTAGGCGTCCTGGGTGGTACTGCCCGCTGCATAGCCCTGGAACCCGGGGAAGTTGGTCGGTTGCCGCCCCATGTGGTGGGTGACCAGCACCCCCGCGCCAGAGATGCCGACAGATAGTTGCATTTCGCCATTACCGCTCTCTCCGAAGGCAAAAAACATGACAACCGCGGGCTGAAAACCCAGCCCGGTGACCGGGTGGTCGCCAGCAGCTGCGATAGTTTCATGGCCTACCACAGGAGAGACATAAGAGGCAGGAGAGGGTATGGCCTCAAGCGCGACTATCCTTGCTGCAAAACCGTTCAACTGGTCCTGGGTAACGTCCCGCGCCTCCTCAAACCCGTTGGGGAATGTCTGGCTTATCGCCTTTTTTATGGCGCGTAGGTGGTCGTCCGCCTGCGCGGCTGGATCCCCCGGCAACGGGTCTGCTGGTGCCAGGTCGGATAGATAGTCTGCAGGGTTCAAAGGCATATTATTTCCACGCGGTCCAGATGACCGTACTCTCGTCATCGTCTGTTGCTGTCTGCTCCAACACGAAGCCGTTACTGGTGAACGAGGTGAATAGCAGCGTTATGCTGCTGCTGCTCGGCATAGCAATGAGCCCGATACGATTAGGGGGGCTTAGTTGCCCAGCGTTTTCGTTGTTGCTGTTGTGCGTGTTTACCCCTAACGCCCCCGCTGACCACACGTTATGGGTGTGGCAATCGTGGAAGACCCCATCAGTGAACCCAAACGACATGCCTGCCTGGGTGCCCTCGGCGCCTGCCACTGCCGTCATTACAAACAGCTTGGAGGGCTGGAAGGTCAGCGTGTCCTCGGTGAAAGTGCCCGGGCCGGGGAGGAGGGCCCTCCCTGACGCCATCGGCGTTGTGGTCAGGGCCTGCGCCTCAAGCGCGGCAATTCTCGTCTCAAAACCGTTTAGCGCAACGGGCCCGACAGTGACCCCACCCGTAATGCTGGGCAGAGTCTGCTGCAGCGCTCGCTTAATCGCCCGGACATGGCTCGCTGAATCCGCGACCAGGTCGTTATAATCAGGATCGTTGGCGTTCAGCCCACCGATAAAATTGGCGTTGTTAAGCCCCATTAAAGAACCCTGGCGCCTCCCCCGAATGCGTTAAACGACAGGTCGAAGCCGTCGCTGTTGACGTTGGATATCACCACGTCAGTACGGGTGCTCCCGGCGGGGAAGATAGTACCCAGGAAGGTGGTAGCCAGGTCGGTCACGGTGGCTAACGCGTTCGCCTCGCCTACCGCGGTGACCGCCATCGCAATATCTGGTTGTGCCGCGGCCCAGCTCGTTACCCCCATAGTGTGGTAACTGCTTGTGGAGTTGGACCAGTAGTCGATGCAGTAGGCGATAATAGACGCTGGCTGAAAACCCAGCCCGGTCACGGGGTGGGTCTGGTTGGTGCTCATCACCACAAAACCGGACGCGGGGCTGGACAGGGTGACAGGCGCGCCCTCTAGCGTGTCCAGCCGGGCGTTCCAACTGGCGAGCTGGGCGCCGGTAGCGGTCACGGCCTTGTCGTAGGTGTCGCCCGGCTCGCCTGGAAACGTGGCAGTCACAAACGACTTAATCAGCCGGAGGTGTTCATCTAACTCGTTAGCCGGGTCACTGTCTGGCGGGTTGGCCGGGACAAAGTCACTGATAAACGTGCCCGCTTCGAGTCCCATTAGTAGACCCCCGACACAGAGAGGTTGGACCCGGAATATTCCTCGTCAAACATCTCCTCGGCAATCCCCTGCAGCGTATCGTCATACAGGCCCTTCCAGGTGCCCATACGCTCGTCCTCGTTCAAGAACGGTGCTGCCATCAGCAGAGAGCCCCACAGGTAGAGGTCGGGGTAGGTGGTCAGGACGTCGTTGGTGGCCACGTCGTCGGTGACGTCAGAGGATAGGTCCGCGTAGTAGTAAAGCTCGACATCATAGAACGAGTCCGCTGGGGGGTGGAACTGAAACGCGTCGTTTACCCGCGCAAATGAGGTGGGCAGGCCCACGGCAGGGGCGTCGCTTACCAGGCTCTTAAGCCGTCGCGCGGTGATGCTGGTCATCGGGGTGCCGTTGACGAGCAGGTATTTGAGCGAGACGTAATCGGTCGGGACCGGGTAGCCGCTACTGGGTAGCGGTGAGGTAAATTGTGCCTCGTTCTCGCGACACTGCAGGACGCGGAATATACGTTTCTGCGCCATGTCTATAAAGCTGGGGAGTTTGTCAGCGAGGTCCAGTCGGTCGTACAGATACGACTGCAGTTCCTGCTTCAACGTACCGATATTTGTGACAATCGCCATAGTTTACCCCGGCACAATAAGTTTCTTTTTATGCGCTAAAAAATGTGGGTGCTCACTGCGTAGGTACGCCATGAACTTAGATTTTATGTTGTCCTCATCACGCGCCCAGACGTCCATCGTCAGGCTCCGCCGCCTTAACCAATCCGTTAGGATGGTCAGGGGGATACTGCCCTGGTAGCGCCAGTCGTTAGGGTTGCCGCGCTTGGGGGCCGAGTTTGTTTTCTGGTCGAGATATCTAACATGCGCCAGGACCGGGTCCATCTCCTGACTTTCAGTGCGGTAGTGTTTGCCTCCCTCTGAGGCAAAACCACGGAAATACTCCCCTACCGACCTGACCGGAAGAATTTTGGCCATGTAACTACTCCAAAACGGAGGGGGCGTCGCCGCCCCCTCTGTCTTTACGCGGTGATAGTCTGGATGTTGTCAACCATGAAATGCGCTTCATCATTCAAGACAGCAAACGTGCTCTCTCTCAGGATTTGCCGCGAGTCAGAATCGCCAACCTTAGCTGTCGGCCAATCTTTCGTTGCACGGAGGACTGGAGTGGACAGATAGTTGAAATCGAGGCCAAGGAAACACAGGGTCGTGCTGTCCTGGTTACGATCCAAAATGCAATCCAATTGGCCGAAGTTGCTGATGTATAAATCAATAACATTTACATAGGTCTTTTCGCTTCCGAAATCCCTTTGCCGGCCTGCCTGGTACGCAAAGCTACTGATGTACTGCGCTGTCTTGGGCGCGGTAAACAGGTAGTCTGGATTACCACCCAGGCTGTAGCACTTCTCATGTGCCTCCAGCAGACTAGCCTCCAACTTCTCTATCGTATTAGATGTCGTCGCGTCCACGATAACACTCGCGGCCAGCTGGGTCTGAAGTGAAGCCATCTTACGCGCGGCAACAGAGCTACCCGCATCAGCTGTCTGACGAGTGCCGCCAGGGGCGCCCACGGTAGCCATTTCCTCGTCATTGGCGAGTTCACCGTATCGTAATTCCAGTTGGTCAAAAAAAAATTCCCCTTAAAGGAACCGTCAGGCTCTTTATCCTGACTTCTCACCCTTTCGGGTGGGATCGGACTATATCTTCATCCCGTAGGATGCGCTGCACTCGTGGGCCTTTACCGTCCGTTCTGGACTCCATGACCTAGTCTCTGCACCTTCCAACAGTCCCCTGTTGGCTTGGCTCAGGATTGGCTTAGTTTTCACTTTAGCGTTCCCTGAATTCACAGCGTTTATTACTTGCAACTTACGCTGCAAGAGCGCCCCAACTACCTAACGCCATTTCTGAATCGCGACCATATTTTTCCACATTTTCAAGTGTGCCCGAAATTTCTGCGCTTTTTGACATAATTTGGCAGTAGTTCTGTCTAGGCGCAATCGCTTGCGAGCTGTCAGCAGGAGCAACAGCCCCCTCAACCTTAGCGTTTTCACCTGCAGCCTGCAGAACATCCTGCGACCATTCATGCAGCTTGCCGGTTGCCCGGATGGTTTTTGACATAGAGCAAACGGGGTTGTCTACGGGTGAAATAATGTAAATTTCCAAACCTTATAGATCAGTTCTTTATCTGATCACTCCGGTTTTAACCGGAGGCTGGGACTATATCATCAACCTAATAGGTTGCACCGCGCTCGTGGGCCTTTACTGTCCGGTCTGGACTCCATGACCTAGTCTCTGAACCTTCCAGGCATTCCTGCCTGGCTTGGCTGCTGATTGGCCTATAACGGGTGTAAGTCGTCACTTAGCGTTCCAGCAATTCACGGTGTTTAATGAGGACCAAAATTAATCCTCGACGTCTTCCGCCTGTCTAATTTGTTCATAGCTATCAAAAGAAGCCATAATTTGGATCTCCAAAAATATATTAAGTGTTAGCGGTCCTGTCGTTCACGCCTTAACCGTTCCTCGAAAGACTTTCGAGTCAGGTTCCTGTCGCCAGGATTCTCGCGCCGCGTTCGTTCAAGGTTGTTAAACCTACCTTTATCATCGCGCCGCGGAGCATTGCGGGTCTGGTTGGTCCGCTGTGATTTTTTACTAATGTTCTGGACCGCGCTTTGCGGGTCCCTTGAGGCATAATCCTTATAGATCAAATTAATGACCCGGTGATCTGTAATCTCACTGAACTGCTCGGCACTAAAGCCCAATTTCTCTGCGGCAAACTCACCAATTTTTGCGTAAAGATCGTTGCCCCAATTTGGGATGGTCGCTTTCAGGATATCTCGGGAGACTTCTGCCTCATTATCCTTCTGCCTGGACATCGTTTCTTTTGCCACGTTGACAAAGTCCTGATGCTGGCTTAACGCTCGATCTCTCAGATTAACGGCCTGCCGGTACTCACCAACTCTCTGCTGGTACGCGGCTGGATCTAACTGATTCTGAAGTTGGTTCCAGTTGACGTTGTCCCACTTAGCGGCATACGTGCCCGCGTTGTCGACATACGTTTGAAGCACACCTTCATTAACAGATATATCCTGCTCTAATCTTCGACGCTGTTCAGCAAGCAACTGAGTCTTCTGCGTGTAGTCTTTTTGCATTGACTCGTGCATTGCCGTGGCAGTGTTTGCTTTCTCTTCAAACTCATTCGACCGGGTACGCCAGTCAATGTCCGCCTCTTCTGAATCGTTAGATTCGGCAAGGTCGTCAGAGTTTGTGCCTTCTTCGGGATTGTTTTGGAGTTCCAGGTCTGGCTCTTCGACTACCGGGGCTTGCTCATCTGCGATGAGTGGCCCAGCGACGCTGAGTTCAGCTTGCTGCGCGGGCTGTGATATTCCCATATCCAGCTCGACTTGTTTCGGTGCTACGGGCGGCGGGTCATTTACGATGCCCCGTTCGTTCTGTAGCTCTGCTCTTTTACGTTCTAAGAAACTTGCTGGCTGGGCTGAGTCCCTGGACGGGTTGCTCGGCTCGTTAGCTGTCTCACTCATGACTCTACGCTCTCTGCAATGAATAAGCTAACTATTTTGGCAAGGCGCAAGCAGGAGTACAATACTGTGTGTAGTTACATTGTTTACCCAAACTTCCGGGCAATCTCATCACGCTGCTCGTCCGAAAGCTCATTTGCGAGCACGATCATGGCGCTCAATTCGTTGGTCACCAGGGACAGCGCCTGGGCCTGACTAAACAAACCTTCCCGTAGCCGGGTCTCGTGTGGCTCGCTGTTCAACCACTGGTCCTGCAGGTTCCGTATCACCGACTGGTGCGCCAGGTTGTAGGTCGTGTTGCCCAGCAGCTCCGCTGCCTTCAGGCCGCTCTGCGCCATCTCCGCCAGATTCTGCTGCTGCTCGTTGGTTCTTCGTCTTTGACATTCCCATCCCTCTCTCGGCGGCGTTGCCATTGTCGTTTAAGCCAGGGGTTAGTCACCTTGGCCAGTTCGCTCTTAGTCATTATCTTCATAGGGCCACCGGGCGCTCCTGTTCTGCTTCCAGTTGAATTTCTGCGACGTCCTTGGCCCGGTTCCACTCGAACTCGTCATCGGCGCGGATGTTATCCGCGACCACATTCCTGGCCGACACATCGGCTTTAGATTTCTCTAGTTCTAGTTTCTGCCACTGCCTGCCGTCGTCAGACTTGTCTAACCACTGCTGAAATTGGTACTTATCAAGTTCCATAGCAGCCTGTTTCTCGGCCATTTGAGCGGCCATCTGCTGTTGCTGTTGCTGCATTTGTTCCATCTGTTGCTGCTGCTGTTGGTGTTGCTGCATCTGTTGCGCCTGGAACTGCTGTTTTTTCTGGTATTCCGGGTCGTCAGGACGCAGTAGATACGCCGATGAGTCGGGTACACCGACGCAATCGTAGATATCGCTTAGCAGGTTGTGCTTCTGCTTGTAGCCGAAGCCTAATTTTAGATCCTCGTCCTGGCTCTGCAGTTGGTACAACCCAAGAAGTGCTTTACCGTGCTGCTCGCACTCGTCCGGGGTCAAGGCAACAGCAACCTCCATCGAAACCTCTTCATCCGGCCATGTACCCGGCTCGATGACCTCGTATTTGCCCATCACTTCCAGGTTATGGGTCCTTTGATCGTGCCGGGTGCCCAGTTTGTAGATAAATTGACAGAGTGGAATCATGAATGTCAGCGCGAAATCTCTGGCGCCGCGCATGACTCTCCGTTGCCCGGCATTAGTCAGACGGTCGATCATATCGGCGCTGTTCTGGTTGTTCACCGCGCCCATATTCATGCCCTTACTCAACGAGGACTGGCCACTGCGGCTCTCCTTGTCCATGTCAAGCATTTGGATGACCGACAACGTCAGTGGTGATAATTCTGGCGTAGCTAATGGTGCAATGGATCCAGGTTGCTTAGTCCAAACCGTGCCGCCGATAGAGTTATCCAACAACTCCCTGGGGTTCTTCACAGCGCCCACTACAGCCTCGTAGCGGGACGTGTTACGCATCTGCTGGTTGTCTATGATGAGACGCTTTAACGTGCTCTGGACCTTCTGGGTGTGGCTGGTTAGGTCTGCATCAGACATTCCCGACTCAGCGTGGCTGATCTTGTACTCGGTCCATTCAAACACCGGCAGCTCGGGGATAGGCTTTATCGCAGGCTCGCCGCCCTCATAGTTGAGGATCTCACCGCGAACCCAGCATATTTTGTACAGTTGGTAGCCTTCACCCTCATAGCCGTGCTCTGCCAGGTCCAGCCAGCACATGGTGCGATAGATGCACACCAGCTCCTGCTCATCGACCCGGCGTTTAGTCGCACGGTTTACCCCGGATCCATCGTGTGCCTTGCGTCCGGCGTCCTCAGAACCCGCGCCAAACCTGTACTCGTTGGTCAGTTTCTCAACCTGGTCGGGGTCAAACCCCAGTTCTATCAGCTCGCCGCGGGAGACCTCCTCCTCGTAAGTAAAAAACTGGCCGTCGCGAACATATGAGGCATTGGGGTCACCATACACGCGCTCAGGTTGTATGAGCTTGAGATCCACCCGGCTGCGGTCAAAGGAGATGGTCACCGGGCCGGAGAACGTGGGTTCGGGCTGCGGCTGCGGCTGCATCCCGGGTTGTTGTTGTGGGGGCTGCTGCTGTTGTTGTTGTGGCTGGAGCTGGGTCTGGTCGACACCAACTATTGGGCCGTTCTCCTGCTCCTGCTGCTCGAGAATCGCCATGAACATGCGCTGGGTGGCGCCCTCAAGCTCGATGGTGACGTCCTCGGTGTCCGCTTTCCAATCTGCCACCACGGTCATCTTCTTGGCGACAAACGCGTCGTGCCAGCCGTCGCGGAACAGCTCGTAGACGTTATTCAGCGCGAGCTGGTGGTCGACATACGCAGTACGCTGCTCGGCGTCCTGCTTGTTATCGCCCCTAAACTTAACGACCTGGCGCCCGGAGAAGAAGGTCTCCGCGTAGAGCGCCTTTTTAGACTCGACAGAGTCCAGCACGTCAGGTGAGATATACTGCGAGCGCCCCTTAATCTCGTTGCCGATAGGCTGCATCGAGTAGTAGCGGTGATTACGCTCCCGTTGGAGCGATATCTCGGACGAGCTGGCCTCTGACTCGGACAGCATGTCCTCGAGTATTTTAACTAACGATTTCACTTCTTCTTCTTGGCCTTGGGCTTCTCAGGTGCGGGCTCGGGCTCGGGCGCGGTGATGTCATGCGCGTCTAGGCAACGCAGCACCTCGTTGCGTCTTGGGCCGGCAGCAACCAATAGCTCGTCGACAATACTTTTTAAGTCCTTCATGATACAGCGTCCTTTTTTCCCTGTATGCGTGTAGTGGACCGCTTGTCCTGTCGCGCGACTGCGGTTGTCTTGCTGTTCTGGAACGAGCGCCGGGTGCCTGGTCGGGTGACCGAGTTGCCCGCCGACATATCGTTGCCGGTCGCGTTCCGTCTGCCGCCCACCTTAGTGGACTTGTCAGTCTTGTTCATCTTGTATCTCCAATGTTATGGGTGCGGGGGCCTCGTTGAGCCACTTTGCACCCAGGTATCGTTGCATTGCCTTTATCTCGTCGCCTGAGAGTACGCGGTCGAAAACAATAAACTCGCCTATCCAGCCGTTTAAAGCAGCCCCGCCGGACTGCCCATCGAACAGTGTGCCAAAATTCATAACCGAACTACCAGCATCGCCTACCACACTGATGCCGCCACTGACCGTTAGCTCCGAAGTAGCGTCAGCGTTGAATTGCGCGGTCAGCACATGCGGGTCGTTGTCAACCAAGCCGCCAGCGGTGTCTAGCCCTACCCCTTGATACATCCGGTAATTATTACCGTTGCTCAGCAGCATGAGTTGTCGGCTTGCGTTATCTGTTTTATTGTCGAATATAAATTGGTTGGCGACAATGGCGGTTGTGCGCTTCACCACCACAAAGACAGTATTCGGGGTGGCGACAAGTTGATTAGTCAGTGTCTCAATCCCAACATCACCAGCACTATTAACCACAGTCTGCCCAGTTTTGTTGATGAACGCATTGCCGTTGATGGTCCACGTTTCACCTAATGAGCCTTGCCACGTAGTGCCTGAGTTGTACTGTGCGGGGTTGAAGTCAACGACCACAGGTCCATCAATGCCGTGACGGACTTGGGCTGAGGTGGTGTAGCCTTGGGGGGGATTTTGCGTACCGTCATTAC